AAGAATTAGAATTAAGAAGAGACTTTGGTATTGAAGATGAAAGAAGATTAGAAGAAAAAGAAGCTAAGAAAGAAATACAAGCATTGGGTGCATACTATAACCCTGCTAATGTAGATAGAATAACAGCAGGTGGAGCTGTCACAGTTACTCAAGCTCTTGCTAGAGCTAAAGAACTACAAGCTATAGGTAAACGACCTGATGACTTTATTAATCCTGCATATATAGCAGCCTCTTCAAACAATAAAGTAAAGTATGTAGGAGATAAAGGTTGGGATGGTTGGGCACAACAAACTATTAAACAACAAAAAGAATTACCTAAAATTAAAAGAAAAAAAGCTTCAGGGCCACAATCTTTATTTGCTCCTATACCACAACCTTTAGCTACAGATACTTTAACGTTTGATAACTATGAAGATTTACTTGGTGCGGCTCAGTTGCAACACCTTAATGCTAAAGGAACTTTTCAAGAAAAAGAAGCGTATGATAAGCTAGTAGGTATTCAAAAACTGGTAGCAGAGGCAAGAAGAAACGCACCTGTAGGAGATAAAAAAGGAGCAGTAAGTACACTGCAATACGCAGATGGTATTAAAGCATCGTACCTTGAACTTCAAGGTTTTAACGCAATATATGAAAATGGTGTACTGAAAGGTTTTGATAACATAACAGATGGAAATAGAGATAAATTTTTAACTGCTAAATTAATGGGGTTATCAGATGTAAATAAACAGTCTACAGATATGAACTATTATTCCACTGCAAGTTCTAGTAAAACTCAAGGAGATGCTGTAGTTACACAAATATTAAATTCTACTAAGGCTAACTTTAATAAAAATGTTGATGGTAAAACCATTATAGACGGTGGTGCAGGAGAAAACTTTCAGTTTACTAAGACAAAAAAAGAGATGGACATAAGAATAAATCAAGGGTTAGTACCAGAGGGTGCTACAATATCTTTTATAGCAATTTCAAAAACAACAAAAAAACCTGAAATTATTAGTACTATATACACCTCATATGCTGATGCTATTAAGGATAATGGATTTCAAATTAAGCCTTACACTATACCTAACGTAAACGCTTTTAATTTAGATTAAGGAAAAAATATAATGGCAATGGATCTTACATTTGGTGGTCAGTATGTTGATAGTGTAGAAGATATAACAGACACACCTGAAAATAATGCAGGGCAAGACACGTCAACTATAAATACTACAAACCTTCCCACTGTTGAGGATGTTAAACCACAACATAAAAATGCAGATGATCTTCCTTTTGTAGAAGAAGTTCAACAAAAAGATGAGTTAGAAAATTTTGTATTTGATGTTGGTGCAGAAGATATTGAAGATAAAGATGACGACCCAAGTTTTTTAAGCTCAGTAGGATCTGATGTAGGTGAATTTATAACAGACTTTCAATTTGTGACTGCTCCTCTTGAGGGTGTTACTCGTGCCGTAGGTGAGCTTGCTGACACTGCTGCAAGTATTAACCAGTGGACTGAAGATAAAACAGGTGTGCAATTTGTACCTTACGGAGATAAAATTTTTGGTGGTGTAAAATATGTTACCGAAAAAATAGATGACTTGATTCCTGAATCAGATACTGTAACAGGTGCAATGCTTAGTGGCATAACTCAGTTTGCTACAGGTATGGTTACTACACGAGGTATAGGTGGTAAAGTAGGTACAGTTAGAAGTGCTATGACTAGAGGTGCTATAACTGATGCTGCATTCTTTGATCCCGACACAGAAGGGTTGGCTGAACTTGCTGTTGCAACTGGTGGAATATTTGATAATGCAATTACTCAATCTCTTCTTAAAGGAGAAGATGATTCTGAGTTTGCAAAACGTGCAAAGATGGCAGTAGAAGGAGTAGTAATAGGTGGTGCATTTGAGGGTGTATTAAAAGCATTTAGAAATGCTAAAGCAGTAAAAGAAGCTCAAGCAGACATTGAAATTAATGGGGAGCTATCTCCTGCTAAAGCAAAAGCAGTAGATGATTCAGTAGACGAGTTAGATCAATGGATGAAAAGACAAAAGGTTGGCCCAAGTATAGAAACTGTAGGTGAGGCTATGCAAGGCCCACCTAAACCAAAAGGATTAGGAAGTAGAACTACAGATACACGTACTCCTGTTGAAAAAACTAGGGATGCAGGTGCTAAAGTAGAGACAACAAGTAAGGCTTCTAAAAATGCAGACAAAGAACAACTAAAAAAAGTACAAGATGAAAAAAAGAAAAAGTATGACATCAACAGAGTTAAAGAAGCTAACGCAGAAGAGGCTGTAGCTAAAAGCAAAGTAACATCTAAGGTTGCTGAAGAGAATAGAGTTCTCAGAGATAAAATGATAAGAGAACTAGAAGATACTAAGGGTATTGTAATTAGTAAGGTAGCTAAAGATGGACTAAAAGAAATAGATCCAGAACTAGCACGTGTAGAAAGTAAAAAACTTACAGAAAAACTAGCTAAAGATGCAGAAGCGCAGGCAGCTACTGCTAAAGCAGCACAGCGTGGTTTGTTTGATGAAGATCAACTCAATGCTATAGAAGCTATACGCTCTGCTACATCACAAGATGGTTTGTTTAGTAGTATGTTAAAGGCAGAAAGCTTAGATTCTATTGTAGCTGTAGCAGCAGACTTTCAAAAAACATTTAAAGTAAACATAGGTGGTGGTGGTAAGACTGTTATTGATGATTTGTTTGAACTTACTGTAGATAAAAATTTAATAGGTGATCCTCGTCTTCTGGATACACTGGCTAAACATCAGATGACATTTGACGATTACATTATGACTATTGTAGGATCTGGTTCAGATGCTGGTAGGTTAATGAATAAACTATCTCAGATATCTAAAAACAATATGTATAAAACTGACTTTGAAAAACAAATAGATGCAGAAAGAAAAGCAACACAGGGTAGCATACGTAATTTAGTTTTACGAATAGAGAATATTAGACGTGGTGCATTGGTATCACAGGTAGCTACTGCTGCACGTAACTTATCTTCTGGTGTAATACGTATGCCACTAGAGGGTGTTGCAAATATAATGGATGATGCACTGTACCATGCAGGTCAGGGTAACTATGGTAAAGCCGTAGGCATGATTAAACCAACTAACTGGCGAGGTAGTATGGATGGTATGAAATTAATTGTTAATCCTGCAAGATGGTCAGACTCTAAACAATTTACAGACTTAATACTAAAACAACCTGAGTTTGCATCTAACATGGACTTAATGTTTAATCAACTTAACGAAATGCGTAGACATGTAGGCCAAGGTAGTGGTGGTAAAATTGACAGTGTACTATCAGTTATGGAAAAAGCTGTTGATACTGTTAACATACCTAACAGAGCGCAAGAGTATCTAGTTAGACGTGGTGCATTCTTAGGTGAGCTAGAACGTTTAGTTAAACGTGAGTGGGGTATAGACTTAATAGAGACACTCGACAAAGGTAAACTGCGTGACATGATAGCAAACAGTTCGTCAGTTAAACCTGAAGGTAAAAATGTACGTAGCTTTGCTTCTCTTGTAGACTCAGCTACTAACAAGGCATTAGATGTTACTTATGCAAAACAACCCGACCTAGAAGTATTTAGAAATCTGTCAAGCTTTATAACTAACAATGGCTTAACTACTATCATACCTTTTCCAAGGTTTATGTTTAATAGCATAGAACTTGTAGCTCAGTATGCAGGTGGTGCGTCTATACCTATGACACGTAAGATGATGAAGATGGTGGGTGGTAAGTCTCAACGTGCCATGACAGAAGCAGAACGTAAGTATGTATCACGTAACATAACTGGACTAGGTATTGTTGGTGCAGCATACATGTACAGATCAGATAAAACTTTAGCAGAAACAGACTCTGACTATAAACTATTAAAGTTTGGTAAACAGGTATTAGATACTAGCCCTATATTTCCTATGAGACAGTTTATGTGGATGGGAGAAGCTACTAAAAGATTAATTGATGGCACGTTTGATGATTGGTATGATCACCGTGAAGCCATACAGACATTTACTGGTAGTAACTTGCGTACAGGTAATGGCAATATGATGTTCGATGACATTGCTTCTATGATAGGATCTGAAGACTACTTAGCTCAGAGAGATATAGGTAAGACTGCAGGTAGAGCTATAGGTAATTACCTATCTACATTCGCTGTTCCATTTGCACAAATAATAGATGCAGAGAGAGCCGCAGGTTTAATACCTACAACATATCAAGACGTAGTAAACGAGCCAAGCATAGAGGGTAGCTCATTCATGGATGAACTAGCCAGACCATTTAAACAAAGAGGTTACAACCAAGAGGCACTGCTTACAGGTGCAGGCGTACTCAGTGAAAAGGTATATCCTGAACGAGAGTTTGTACTGAGTGATGATAAACGAAGATCACCTCTACAGATGGCTGCAAAAGTTACTCTAGGTTTAAATCTAGCCTCTGCTGATCCTGAGTATGGACAGTTCTATAAGAATCTAGGATACACAGACTTTAAACTAGGCAGTAAATCTAAAAGTCCTGCAGTACGTAGGTTTGAGAACAAAGAACTTCGTAAGTTTCTTATCCCACTAGCAGAAGTAGGTGAAAATCTAGCTGAAAACTATGGTAAGGAGTTTGACAAAAAACCAGTAGAAGAACAGAATAAAACAACACGCAACTCTTACATTAATGACAAACTTAAACTATTAATAGACAAACAAATACGTAGTGCTAGAACTAAGATTAACAAAGCTAAGTTAGGTGCAGCTCCTCCTGAAACAAGGGTGTTACTAGAGTATAGCAAACTTAGCAGACAGATAAGACGTACAGCTACAGCTCTATACTTTGATAAGTACGGTGACAACCCAGACTTTTCTGACATAAAAGATATGCAGAAGTTAATAGAGATAGGAAAGAAAGTTAGATAAACAAAAGGGGGCGTTAAGCCCCCTAAGTGTTTCTACCTATTGTCTCCACTACCATTTATCTTTCCTCTATCAAACCTGCTACTTAGTTTTCTTTCGTTAAGACTTGCTATCATACCTAGTGACATGTTTAGATCCTGTGCCAGTGCAGCGCAGTACCACAGAACATCTCCTATCTCACTAGCTATCTGTTCTTTCCAATCACTTGGTTGGTTCTCTATGCCATCACGCATAACCTTCTTAACTTTGTTAGCTACCTCACCTGCTTCTCCTGCTAGTCCTAGTGCAGGGTAAAGTATCTTATGTTCTGGTGGATATACAGCAGTTTTTATTGCTGATCTTTGATATGCATTAAAGTCAGACATGTTGTACTTCTCCTTGAGCCATTGGTCTACTTCCTTTTTTAATTGTTTCATATTTAGTTACTCGCTTTAGGTTCTCCTCCCATGCTTTATTAAATCCTCTATTCCATTCCCTGTGTTGCATGGTGTCTCTATGGAACGGATTACCTACACGACCACGTTTAAAATCTTCATAGCCTCGCTGAAATTGAACCTTCAGTGGGGCATCATATTTTCCAAGGCCACGTTCTGCTCTCGTTAGATTTCTTTTCATTTAAAGCTCCACTAGTTCTACGTGAGAATTAGTATAGGGTACATGAAAGAACTGTTCACCCTTTAATATCCTGCCACCCCAAGCTTCTTTAACTTCACAGTTTTCTAGTAACTCACTACCTATTTTCCAAGCTGCTTTACAATCTCTGCGTATAACATAGAAATCTAAATACCTTCTGCCTTCCTGCGTAGTATCCAAAGCATGTAACTTGTTAATAAGTTTATGCTTACGGTAAGGTATTCGTATCTCTTCCCATGTAGTATTCCACTCACCTGTCCACTGGTTCTTCATCTCTACTTCAGAGTAGTATGTCGTGTCATCCATGCGACTGGTAATGTCAAAAGAATAATCTTCTTTCGTACTTACAATGCTATGACCTAGACTTCTTAGATAATTAGTGATTGCATCTTTAGCCTTAGAGTCATTGCGATTGTATGATGTAGGTCTAAACGTTCTGTTAACTGCTCCTTGGATTGGTTGTAGCATATTACTTCTCCTTTTTAGGTTTAGTTTCTTTTTCTTCTTTAGGCAATAAGTTTTTTAACTCCTGTAACTTACCTGAGTGTACTGCCTGCACACACTGTTGTATGTGTTGCAGTAAAGGTAACGCATTGTCGCCTGTTCTTATGACTCCAAGCACACCCATAAGTTCAGCGTTCTTTTCATCCTTCTCATCTATTTCGTAGTCTTTACCATCTATATTAATATTCATTTATACTTCTCCTTTTACGCACTGATGTCTACCATTTCACAAACTTCGCCAGTGCATGCGAAAGTCTGAGATGACTTAGTTGTGTCTTCAGCTTCAAAGTCTGACAGCTTAGACCAGTCAATCTTATTAGGCATAATACTTTTTAATATACCATAATCATGTTTAGTGCAATCCTGATATGGTGCTTGCTGATAAGTATGATCAGAGTGTGGTAAAAATGACACACCACTCATCTCATCAAAGTTTTTATAAACAAATGCACCTACTTCCATCCACTCATTGTCTCGAACTGTTATTGTAACAGAAGGTTTGTGTTCTGTCCAGTGCCTTTGATATACAAGCCACATCTCTAACTGTTGTATAGCTGTCATGTCATTACGTGTGACAGACTTAGCTGGTGCTGCAATAGGAAAGCTGAACACTGTTGTACTGTCAGGCTTCATAACACATGGCTCAAACGGTATGCCCTGAGATTTCATAAACTGTGTAAGAGGATCTTTGTTATCTCCACGTACAGTTCTAATGTAGTGCAGTGAGTGTCTGGCATGTATGCCTGATGCAGAGTCTACTAACTGTGACACTGTGCCTGATGGCTTACAACATGTAACCGCAGTACTCTGTTCAATGCCTAACCTCTCAGACCAGACAGAGTTTACGTATACAGCATGTTGTTTAAGGCTCTCTAAGTCTCTAGCTAAGTTCTTGTTAGCTGATGTCATAATAGGATTGTCCATAACACCTGTCAGACTTACGCCTAGCAATCTTTCCTCTTCAGTATTACGCTGCCATATCTTACGTAGATAAGGAAACTTAGTATACTTAGACTGTATTGTGCCTAGTATCGTAGCAGCTTCTACTTTATTCTTAATGTCTTTCAGTGTATCAGTTGCACGTACAACGACTTCAGTTAGGTTGCAGAATTGATACGGCCTCAAGCTAATCTCTGAGCAGGGGTTCGTGCCGAACTCGTGGTCTGGATCACGTCTACCGCTACGCTCTGCTAATACTTTACATGCCTGTCTATTGAAGACACCTCGTTCACCTGACTTACTTTCAACAAGTGCAAGCCACTCACGCATGAAAGTTTCTGAGTCAGGTTTTTCTGTATAACAGACAGAGTTATTCGCCAATGCTCTATGTCCTGCTGTCTCCCACCAGTTACCTGACTTAGCATGTCTCATTCTACCATCTGATAAATTGGACAGTGAGATCATGGCTGATCTACGCACACCACCTACAACAACAATCTGTCCAATGTAACACATCAAGTCGTGACACTCTATTGATGACAACTTTCTACCTGATGCAGATCTAAATGTATTTACACAGAAGTTAAACAGGTCAATTAATGGTGCAGGGCCAGATGCTCTGCCACCAAATGTCTTCAGCCTAGCTCCTGCAGGGCGTACCTGACTGACATCCCACTTCGGTATCTCTCCTGCCCAGAGTAGAGCAAGAACCTGTCTCAGTCCTTTAGCCCACCCTTCTTTGCTATCCTTTACAACTACGGTAGTCTCACTCTCTGATAGCTCTGGTACTTCAGGTAGGTTCTGTATGTACTGACGCTCAACACTGAAGCCTACACCTGTACCACATAACAGTATGTACATAGCTTCATCAAATGCTTTAGGGTCATCTACTGGCAGGTAGCTACAGTTGTAGCCTGCTGTGTTGTCACGGTTCAATGCAGCACCTGCTGTCATCAAGGCTCTCATGCTTGGCATGACACTAAGATTAAGTATGCTATCCTCTATATTTTTAAATTCTGATTCAGTTATCACGATAGGCTTTACAATATTGTCCATGTACCTACGTACAGTCTCAGGCCATGTCTCTCTTCTGTTCTCGTCTTCTAACCAACGAGCATACCGTGAGGTATGAATAAATGCTTGGTAGTCTGTAGGTAAATAGTTGTTGCTCATTTAATTACTCCGTTGTTACTCGCATAGATTTAATCTCCATGCCGTCTATGTCATATACAAATTCATGTACTGCTTCTTGCAGTTCTTCTTCTATCCTTCCATCTGAAGGCATCCTATAGTCTTCTTCATCAATGTCAAGTGTTAGTAATATTTTAGCTATCATTGCTAACCTCTGCTTCGATAAGTCTATCCAGATACCATCTTGCTTTCTTTAAATCTTCTACACCATTCTTATACTTGTGTCTCCATATGTATTTAAGTATGTTACCCTGTAAATACTCTTTAAACCCTGAACCTAGAGCAGCACGAATTGCATCTATACATTCAATGCAATTATCTTGATTGTAATGTTCTGGTTTGTCTACCACATCATATTCTGGTTTAATACTCATTACTTACTCCTCTCAAAGTTTACTTTAATTATATTGCCAGTTGTGTTAGCAACTGACTCTTTAACTATGTCTTTCTTTTTTAACTTCTCTTCCTGTTCTATCACACTTTCTGCATAATCACAAAGCATTTCTCTAAATTCTTCATTTAATTCCATTAAAGGTAGTGATGAACACACAAGAGATGCTACTTGCATTAAGCCTATAAAGTCTTGGTTGTTTGTTGTACGTTGATTATCTGTTATAATGTCTATGTCTATATAACCATTCCATTTACTCTCGGTAAAGTTAGGTTTCATTCGTATGATTATATCATTAACATCAAAGTCATCTACTTGTATTGTCATAGGCTACCTCCTTATTATTTTTTTATAGGGTAAATGTATTACAGGTTTATGTTTGTTCTTTCCTTTTTCTTGTATCCATTCGAGTGGTACGATCCTATCATGGTATAAAAACTTATGTTTGTCACACCAACCTTGATATGTAGTCTTTGCACCCTTGCTTAGTTTGTTTCTGCTGTTGTAGAAAACAAAACGTATATCTAATTTAGGGTGTTGCTTTTTTATTTCAATGTGTTTGCGTCTATCTGCTGCGGTAAAGCGACCCTTACTTTCTATTATAATGCCATTAGGCAACACAAAGTCTGGAGTATACGTGCGGTACATGAGGTCTTCCCATTCAATCTTAATGGCCTCATACACCACAGGTATATCCAGTTCCTTTAGGTAGTCAGAGATCTTCATCTCTAACCCACTCCTGTACCCATGCTTCAGGGCAGCCTGAAAGCGTTTACCATTCACCCTACTACTTCTCCAATGTAAGACACAGTAGGGGGTGTCTTCTTACCTTGGTATACTTTTGATGGTAAATCCTTTATGTTATCCCAACAGGCATACCTGTAGTCACAGAACTTGCAGCCTTCAGGCAGTACTTTATTACCTGATGCCTTACCTCTGTACACTTCAGGGGATGGCTCAAAGCAACGCTTGAACTCGTTTGATTCAACAGTCTTTGCTGTCTTGTTTAACTTGGCTATCTCTGTATCTAAGTCTAAGCCTGTAGCAGCTACGTATTTAATCTGACCATTGGCCTTATTAACTACCCACCAACCACCAGTCTTCTTACCTGATGCCTTGATGTACCCTGCAAGCTGACCTACATAACCGAAGGAATCTCCATTAGCTAACGTGTCATACGATTCAAACTTATTTGTATATGACCAGTGTGATGCAGACTTTACGTCATCCAAAGCACCATCGACAACAAGATCATAGCTTCCATTAACTGTAGTGTTATCAAGCTCCAAAGATACTGTGTCCGAATCTTCGTAAGCAACTCCTGCTTCTTTAAGTATTCCTTTAAACGCTGCCTCAACTATATCTCCTATTAGCATATTCATTACGAAGGTGGTAGGCTTGGGGAGTGCCTTCTCTGGATGGTTTTTCTCCCACCAGAGTTGGCATGTAGGTCTACCTATGTTTGACATACGCAGACGAAACTCTCCTCTCCTATTGCCCCCACCAAACTGCCTCTTCAACGCATCCTTGATGTCTTGAGCTACTTGTTCTATGGTTTCATCAGACATAGTTGTCTGCCCATTAGAAGCTTTATCAAGGTACTGATGAATTGGCAGTTCAGCAGGATGGTTCATTATACTAACTCAGCAGTATCAATATCAATGAACTCATTGACAGTATCTGTGTCTACCGACTGATGCTTCTGCATGTTCTCATTCCAAGCACCCATAATGTATTCATTATAGTTAGCTACCCAAGCTAAGAAGTTAGCTAGGTTTTCCTGAGTGTCTTTGTCCATATCCAATGTTTCGGATAGATCCAACTCAGCATTAGGCAGATAGAATGAGTTACCATTTGGCAACTTACGTTCCTCTGTTCCTGCCTTGACATAATGCTGTACAGGTAGACGTTTCATTTTATTTAACTTGTTGAACACGTCACCCATAGTCTTAAATGCATCACGGTTTTCTACCTCCCATATAAATGGGGTAGTCTCCACGTCTACAGAGTTACCATTGGCATCAACAGGATTAACTAAGTCAACAGTACCGAACAGTACACGAGTACGTTTGATCTGTCTAATCAGATCCTGCATCTTCTCAGGTAGAGCCTTGAAGTCTTCGATGTACCCTGCAGGTTTACCACAGTTAAACTGCCCATCGTTATCCTTCAGATCCATGTTGAGATTGTCTGCCATAATAGTCTTGACATACCTGTTAGGTGTACTGTCAGTACCTTTAATGAAACGCTTGTACATAAACCTCTGTAGGAATGGGCGAATAGCTACACTCTCAGCGTAGTATGTCTCACCCTCTGGTATCTCCAGTTTGTATGTACCACCACTGACTACTTCAACGTTAGTCATTTTACCTTTGATCTCTTCCTGACCCATTAAAGGTGTGTGATGTATGCGTAGTCTTGCAAGAGAGTTAGTCTTCTCTTTAGTCGGCACAGCCAGTGAACTCATGCCCATCGCCTTTGCCATTGCTTCATAGTTGTTTGTGTCTAAATTTGTTATCTGATTCATGTTTATATTTCTCCTTTGTTAGAATTGTAGGTATATCATGCCACGTCTTTAGTGTCAAGCCAATTCTTACCTATTTTTGCTTCTAATAATAATGGTACATTAAAGTCTATGTTCCACTTCTTATTGACTATATCAACCAGTACTTCGTTAGTACGCTTGATGATCCGTATTACCTTCTCCTTCTCATTAGGGTGTACGTCAATCACGATTGAATCGTGTACGGTATTAACGACACATGATTGTAATTTGTTAGCCTGTAACATCTTGTCTATATAGATAAGAGATACTGGCACGATGTCTGCTGTAGCAAATGATTGCACAGGATAGTTCTTTACCTGAGTAAAGTATGTGATACTTCCATTCGCTCTACGTGTAGCCAAAGGGAATGCAAACTCACGACCTGATGGTGTGCGAACATTACCTGTCGTAATGACTTCCTTGGCGAGTCGCTTATGCCATGCACCTATACCTGAATACTTAGTGGTAAACTGTTGATAGTATGCAGCTTCAGCAGGTGTACGACCAAACCCAGACGCACCATAGAGAGGAGCAAATGTATGTGCCTTTGCATCTTGGCGAGAGATATTCTGCCCTGCCTCAGTGATAACTTTAGCTGTGTAGCTATGCACATCAAAGCCTGTAGCCACTTCTTTGATAGCTGTTCTGTCCTGACTGAGGAATGCAGCAACTCTAAACTCTAGCTGTGCAAAGTCAGCCTCCATGATCTCTCCGTTATCCCAACGAGAGACAAACACTTTCTTCACAGGAAAAGTACCACCACGTGGCATGTTCTGCATATTAGGATCAGCACCAGATAACCTACCTGTACCTGTCCTGTGTTGCAGTAGTCTTACGTGTAGCTTACCATCCTGCTTAACATGAGTAGCTATGCCCTCAACGAAACTAGATAGATAAGTATCAAGTGCTGACAGTCTACGTACTCGTTGTAGAAACACCTCTGCATCATACATGCCACGAGATCTAGCTATACCTTCTAAGTATACGAGATTGTCTTTGCTTGTACTGAAGCCATTGGCACTTGCCCATTTAGCATCTGGTGCATTGAACTTCAGCCCAGCTAACTCTTTTCTATCACGGTACAGATACCCTGCTCCATCACACTCAGGACATTTGTTTGTATTCTTATAGGGTGATCCATCCTTACGCTTCTTACGTATCCAACCATGACCCATACACTGAGTACAGACCACAGCGTACTGCTTGTGCAGAGGCAACGTCATCTGTCTTACGTTGGCTAGATGTTGCCTGTCGGATACACGATCCTCATATGCCTCAGCCCATACTTTCTTATCAAATACCTTACGGCTGTATATAACCCAAGACAACTGCTCTGGGCTGTTCAGATTGATAGGTCTGTCACCCATCAGTTCCTGTACCTGTTCCTCTAGTTGTTTAGTAAGTTCAGTCTTCTCAGTCTCAAACTCTACACGCACTTCATCCAGTGCATCCATGTCTACCTTGAACCCACGTTGATATATACGTGCTAGGTGTACAGCTAATTGGTTCGTCAGACGTATCGTGTCTACAAGTGTTCTTCCTGTACCGTATGTATACTGCCTGTCCTGCTCTCTGAACAACTGTTGTGTCGCATGTAAGTCAGCAGATAGATACTCAGACAGTTCATTGTGTGGTATTTCTGCAACATTTAATCCCTGTTTAAAATATTCTTTTAATGTGTCTTGCTTCTGTGTATGTAACTGGTGACGTTCAGCACATGCTTCTAGTGATAGAGGTTCTTTCTGTCCTCGTTGTAATATGTACTCACCTAGCATAGTATCAAACACTTCACCCTCATAGGTAAAGCCTGACTCCCACAACCACATCAAATCGTGTGCGGCATTGTGTGCGACAAGACGTGTAGTCAGGTCAAGTTTATCCTGTACTATCTGTCTGCCATTTAATGTGGGGGGATGCTCTGTGTGGTCAAAAGTTATAATTTGCTCGTGTCCAGTACCATCTAGCATCCCCACCATAACCAATGTATTCTCTGGTTCGAATGGATCAAGGTGCATCTTGCCATTTCTCTTTGTGACTGTGTTCTCTACATCTAGGATTGTAATCATGTTGGTGATTCCTTTTCTACTGTGTTGCTTCAAAAGCTCCTGTTAATTGTTTTACTTCATCAGGCATAGACTTGTCAAGCCCCTTTAATATTAAGGTGGCAGTGTAGACATCTAGTTTAAACCATTCAGAATTGTGTTTTTTAGCAACTTTTCTTGCCTCTCTGTGTGCCTGCGCTTCTGCCCTGCGCCTGTCAGAAAAGAACTCTTTGTGTATTAATATGTAATCTCTATGTGGGCTTGATGTCTGGTAGCTATTTAGTCTGTCCACTGCATCAACTGCCATACCTATCTTTACCCAACCATCCCATGCTTTGTTTGTTATCACATATACCTCGCCTTCCTTGCTTGTAGTATAGTTTGACAGAGATGCAAAAGCAGCATCACCAAACGATTTGTAACGACCTGCCTTATGTAAAGGATGTTTCCTAGACACATAAATACCATTAACATACATACTCTTTGGGTTGTTTACTGGGTTATTTACTGGGTTGCTTCGGTCATTATTTTTCTTACTGCATTTTTTACACTGAGTTCGTCTAACCCTCTTCCAAGAATCAGACCAGTTATTATCATTTAATTCTATATCACACGTATTACATTTATATATCATGCTACATACCTCGCTGTTTTATATTCTAATTCGCAATGGATAATACCATGCCAACCTGACAGTTTATTCTTAACTAGGTTCAGGTGACGCATCGTATCCTCTTCCTCTTGCCCTTCTACTGGTGGGTTCTTAGCTATCAGTATCATCAGGTCAGCTTCAGCCGCCTTACCTGTACGTGAGCCTTCCATCATGGCCTGATTGAGTACCACCTTATTCTCTGCATCAGCAGACAACTGTGACATATAGAATATAGCACAGCTATGTTGTTTAGCTATCTGCCTAGCGTGTATGGCATTAGCCTTGAGTGCCTCGTCAGTACGACTGAAGCCTCCTGTTCTAGCAAACTTGTCACCCATATCTAAGATAACGATGTCAGGTTTGTAAGACTTACAGACACTCTCAACCCATGCCATGTCACGGTTGCTTGCATCATATATTTTAATGTTCTGTTTGACAGATGCATATCTATCTCTCGCCTTGGCAGGGTCTTGTTTAATCTCCTGCATGGTCATGCCTGTAGCCGCAGTCAGATACCTAGCACCGACACGGTGAGAACCTTCTTCGTTACAGAGTATGATACACTTAGCACCCTGATGTGCAAAACCATCAGGTGATGCTACCAGTGATGCATGGAATGATGTCTTACCTGTGTTAGGTCTAGCACCTATCTCAATTAAATGCCCATCATTCACACCCTCTAACTTACGTGTTAGTGTAGGTATATTAAATGTCCAACGTGCTTCGAGATCATTCTTTGATAGTAAAGTCTCAACGTCTATGTCATCCCACTGTATCTTTAGGTCTGGTGTAAAGTCATCTGCATACTGCTCCAGTAGATTACGTAAAGGTTCAAGGCTTGTCTTGTCACCATTCACATAGTCAAAGCCTAGATTAGCTATGTCCTCACCGACTACCTGTTGGAATAGCTTGGATAATACTTCCTGTGCTATGTCATTACCTAGCGGTGGCTTACTATTTATCTGCGTAAACAACGTACTGTATGCCTGTTTCTGTGCCGTAGTCATTGTCGGATTGTTAGACATGAACAGTGATTCTATCTCAGCAGGTGTGACACTGCGTTCATACCTGTCCATTGCCGCATCGACTGCTTCCTTTATCTTGCGTACATCTTTGCTGAATAGTCTGTTAGGACATCTAGCTCCACGATGTTCATCGTAAAAGTCTTTGTCCATCAGGCTTCTTATTAAACTTAATTCCATTAGCTTTCTCCTATGCGTGTTAGATTCTGTAGGTCATCAGGGTTTCTATATTTCAAATCATCGTTCAGTCTCAGGACACGTACTGTATCTACGTATCCTCTTAGTTCTTTAGCAAATTGCAGTGTCTTCGGTAGGGCATCTGGGTCTAGTGCTATTACTGCCGTTGAAAACTGTGCGAGATACCTCTTGTGCGATTCTGATAGAGATGTACCCAACACTGCAACCCCTACATATACATGACTACCAATAACAGCGGCACTCACACAGTCTTCAACAACTACTGCGACACTACCATAGCCGTGAGCATATGGCAAGACATTCTTTCCATAGCGTTTCCACTTAGGTAATCTTTTACCCAGACTACGGCCTGTAGCATCTACAGTGTGACCATTATGCATCACTGGAAAGACAACTCTGTGTTCCTTCACGTCATACAACAGGCCAAGTTCTTCTGCATCTAACCCCCACTCTTCACAGTAGGGTGCAATCTTATCTGAGTCACGTACTAGCCACTCAGGTTTATCAAACTTAGGTATACTCTCAGTCTCTGATACCGTCTTACCCAGTGACTTACGTATGTCATCACTCGATAGGTGTACACGTCTACCTCCTGATACAGTACACCCTGCCTTGTAACAGTTCCATACAATAGATCCCATATTATTCGTGATCGTAAATGTTCTCTTACCATTACACTCAGGACAATCCATTCTTTTAGTGTCACCATTTATAAGTGTTATATCATTTAGTAATTTATTAATATTCATTATGTATCACTTTCAATGTTACTCACAGTGTTCGATTGTACAGATACATTTCTACGTGTCAAGGCTTCATTTGCAGAAGTGTACGTATTTTTTAAATAGGGTTTCACAGATGCAACATTAGCATGTCCTGTCACTGACATAATATTAGGTAAAGGTACGCCCTTATCCACCATCTGTACTACTCCTGTCCTACGTAAGTCCATTAATCGTAGGCTCTCAGACAGCCCAGCTTTACGCATGACAGCCCTTCCATTTTTCGAGAACCTTTGCATCGCATAAGGATAATACACGCCATGTACAGGCAGTATATGAGGAGCTACGTACTCTTGAAAGCCAAAGTCTTCATGCTGATCCTGTAACATTGCCATCAGGTCATCTGATATGGGTAGAAATACCTCTGCTCTACGCTTACTCTGCTCCAGTGTCAGTAGTTTATTCTCAAAGTCTAGGTTAGACCAACGTAGAGTACGCATGTCTCCTATTCTCTGACACCATTCGTATGTCATCTGTATAATTAACCCAATGTTACGTGTCGTAAAGTCTGAATATGCCACGTCAAGAAACTTGAGTACATCCTCGTGCTTCCAGACTACCTTACGTTTGATCTCAGGCTTACGCTTGATACTGGTGAAGGGGTTCTGCATGGCATACTCCATCTCTATGGCATAGTTAAACACTCTAGATGCACAGGTAGCTACATGGTTAGCGAAGCTGACACCACGCCTGACCCAATCCTCATATGCCCACTTAGCTTTCCTAGATGTAAAGCCTACAAACTTATCCTTGCCTATCGAATCAGATACAACTCCAAGAAAATATTTGTAGTCACTCTTAGTTGTATCTCTAAGCATGTCATAGTCATTGGAATTGTAGTACAGTTTTATCAGATCATCTATACTTACAATTTTATTTCTACCATTTGTATTCATCTAGTTTACTCTCCAACATATCTACCAATAACAACAATTCACCTGCCTTATCTCTAACAGTAGGGCGTGACTTGCACAGTGCGTCTGACTTTATGATGTCAGCTACACGCTTGATGCGTACAAGTATACGCTTTGTGTCTTCCTTGGGTGAATCCCATTCCTCTGCCGCCCATTTAGCCATCGTCTTCCTCCTCTTCATTCATTTTAAATGTTATAGTGACATAATCATCTTCATCTATTGATTCAAACTTGTGTGTAGGGCATGTATGTACCCACTCCCAAAACTCTTCACGTGTCATCTATAGTCTCCTCTCCAATCATCTAAGTCCATATTTACCATGAGCATATAAGCATCATCATAGTGTCTGTTGTTGACCTTTACTAGTGTGTCATACCCTTCACGTATCTCTCCCAGAGACTGCTCTACACACTCTATCACGAGATCCTCAGTGCAGTCCATGTGTACTTCTATTCCACCACGTATGTAGTACATAGGTAATGCCACATGACGCTCAATCATTTCTTTACGACTAATATTGTATATGTCATTCGTCATCTATATTCTCCTCTATTAAAAAGTTTACAGTTCTCAGTCCTTCCTCATGTCTGACCATCAGGTAATCAAATGGACATGTCTTTAGCCATGCATGTAGCTTGTCTTCATCAGTCATTAAGCATCTCCTTTATCCGTGCCATAGCGTAGCATATATCATCCCACTCCTCGTCATAACACATGCTACCTTCTGGTATGCAATCCTCACGATAGGTGTGCAGGACTTCCCATATTCTATTCAACTCTTTACTACCCATGTTACCACTCCATCTCTGAAGTAAACTGAAAGTCAAGTGCGGCATAAGGCAGGCGTTGATGCCAGTACTCTACCAGTTTAGCAAACTCATGTATACCATGAACATGCTTGTCTATTGCGACAATCTCATACTCACGCTCATCAGGCATGATGTCTTCACGCTCCTTTGTATCTGGATTCCATTTAGTCGTTTCAAATGTTCTGACTGTTACTGTTCCTACTGTTATATACATATGTTGCCCTCCTTATGCGGCTAGTTGGTTAAACTGTGGACTATCTATCCACTTAGATACTTCTACTTCACGATTGAACATACTGATGTTCCTCGTGTCATAGCCTGTGTTACGTAGGCTG